GAGGGTGCTAGACAAGAAGTAGTATCTGAAAAAGAATTTTTACAAGATCCATTAAAAGCATCTACAGGTGTAGGTTTATCTACTTATGAACTTACTGGAGACATAGCAGGTTCAATATTTCCTTATGTATATAACAGAAAAAAAATATTTAGAGCAGCTAAAGATGGTAACTTATTTGGTAAAGGACCAGGTTATTTTGCTACTAAGGCTACACAAATCGCTGACAAGTTGCCAGGCAGATTTAAATTATTTGGTGCTGCATTGAAGGGTATAGGAAAATTAGTAGATCCATTATCAAGAGCATACAGAGGACCTTTATTAAAAACAGAAGTACAATCTGTTCTTGGAGGTACAATTGGTGCAGGTGCAGGATCTTTAACTTATGACACCTTAAATGAAAAAGCTGGAGTTGCAATAGCATCAGCTCTTGCAGATGATTTATCTGAGATACCTGAAGGAGAAGTAGAAAGAGATCAATTAGTAAATGCAGCTGTTGCAATGAAGAATGCATTTTTATGGAATACTGGTGCATCTGTTTTATCGCCATTCATATTCGGACCTACGGGTAGGTTGATTAAAAAAGCTTTTGGTACAGTTGGTCCTAAACAAAAAGAACTTGCACAGTTTGCAAGAGACAAAGGTTTACCACTTCCTTTACTATCAGGCCTTAAAGAAGGTCAAGGGCCATTAGCAGGATTAGGAAGAAACTTTTTTAGATTTATGGGGGTATTCCCATTAGTATCACCAATAGGTAAGGTTGCTAAATCTGAAGCTGAAATTGCAGGTGGTAAAAGATATCTAGAAGATTTAAAAGCTTACTCACCTCTTTTAAAAGTAAGTGCTATTAACAGTAGTATCAGACAACAGGCAGAAAAAACATTTATTAAAAACGTAGATTTATACAACAGTGCTTACAAAACATTTGACAATTTAGTTGCTACTTCAGGTAACCCAAGAATAATAAAATTAGAAAAAACACAACAAGCTGCTAAAGAATTTTTAGAAGAGAACCAAGCAATGTTTCCTGAGTTTAGTGAATATTTAGAGGGCATGTATGGTGTTGCTGCTAAACAACAAGACATAGATAAAATACTTACTATGCAGGCAGATCCTATAAATATGTTTATGAAATCAATGATGCAAATAAGAGATGGAATGATTACACCAAAACAGTTTAAAGGTGTAATGACTATGCTTAATAATGCAATTGAAGGCAGTAGATATTCTACACTAAAAGATAACATGTTTATTATGAGAGAAGCTATGGAGACTGACTTTGCGAAGTTTGGTCAGGATATCTATAATCCTGCAAAATATTTACAAGACGAAGGTATTAAAGCCACTTACGATACTATTGCAAAAGGCAGCGGTAAAGATTTAGCTGATCAATACATACAAAAGAGCATTAAGTCTGCAGAACTTTTGAAAGATCAATTAATGACTGCAAATAAAATATTTGCAGATGTACAAGGATTCTATCAATTATCCCCACTGGTTAGAAGTTTGAGAAAGTTTGATAGAAATGCATTTACTGCAAAAAGTCTAGAAGGGTTTCAAGGCGCAGGTACACAATATAGAGATCAACTATTTAAAGACATTGGAAGAGAAGTATTTGAAAATGATTCTGTAGATGCTTTGGTACAATTTAAAAAGTTAATTGGTGCTGAAGGTTCTAAAGAAATTGGAGCAAAAGCAACAAAAGGTGGTGAAGATTTATTTAAAGCTGTAACTGCAAAATATGCATTCAATAAATTTTTACGAGCTTTTAGTAGTCCATCTGATGCAGGTGCTAGATCAGTTTGGAATTTTATTGATGAAGACGCATCTATCAATGCGGGAGCATCGTATTTATCTGACACACTAAAAGTTATGACAAGAGCAGACAAACAAAATTTAGCTGACTTCAGTATAGACACAGTAAGAAGAAACAACGGAATATTTGATACTACTGAATTAAAATTTGGTGCAGATGACTTTGCTGAATTTAGTGCAGATAAGTTTATGCAATCTTTTGGTATTAAAAATTCTTTTGATGAAGGTGGTCGAAGAAAAATTCAATACATGCTTGGAAACAAGGGAGCTGAAGAGTTCTATAATTTTGCATCTTATATGAAAGCAATCGGTGAAACTAAATTGTCTGACCCATCACAGTTCTTAGCTAGAAGACTTACACTTGGTGGTGGTATAGCTGGAGGTCTTATATTTGGTGGTCCTGGTGGAACTTTAATTGGTGCTGCAGCTTTACTTTTATTATCAAGAAGAGCTGGACAAATACTAACTGATCCTGTTGCTCTCAGAGCTATGAATGATGCGCTGTTACCAGATGAAACACTTAAATTGTTAAGAGGTGAAACTATTGGAACTGGTACACCTAAAGCAACTTTCCTACCTGGGAGAGATTATTATTCGGGCAGAAGTGTTCAAACAATTGTTGATGCACTTAAAGTAAATGGTATTACAGGTAAAGCTAAAGCTGTTACTCAGTCTGCATTTAAATTAGGTTTGACTAGAAAAAGAGATGCACTAGCAAGATTGATTAATTATTTAGGTGAAGAGGATAAAGACATTCCTTACGTTGATCCTAAATCA